GAAGCATTTACTCAAGGCTTTGGTGAAGGTACTGAAGATGCAAAAGCCATTGTCCAGTACATTGATGGCATTCGAGTTGACATGGAATCTTTGTTCCGATTCTTTGACAAGATCGTAATGCACCGAGCCTGGAATAAAGAATTATTTGAATCTATTCAATCTGCCTATCCAGAGCAATATGGCAAGATGACCTATGAGCAAGCATTCTATTCATGGAAAAATGCTTTCAAACCTGAGTGGGAATCACTCATGGAAGAACCGCCAAGCGAAAAAGTCAAAGTTGATGACATTAAGCTAAAAGGTGTTACTGAAGTACTTCGTACAATGCTGCCAGTTATTGATCCACAAAATAGAGCAAATTTAATTCAATGGGCTGCTGACAATTTGAATGAAATGCCAGATATGTTCCAAAGTTCTATGCAATTGGATGCTGATGCAATCGCTGAATATGAAATTCCAGAACAAGAACTTAAAAACTTACCTAGATTGGATGCTTATTTTGCAAAGGGGGATTGGGCAAACCCCACCCCAAAAGCTGATGCTTTCATAGAACAAGACCATCCCAGGGATGCGGATGGAAAATTTACTGCTGGCGCAGGTAGTAGCGCAGCAACCACTAATATGCCTGGTGGTCGAGCACAAGCCCCATATACTGTGGCAGCTAAATCTATTCCACAACCACCAGAGCCACCAAAGGCAGCAAATAAACCTACAGCAGCAGAGCCACCTAAAGTTCCAACCGCCAAAAGCGCAAAAGAGCATTTAGAAGGAAAGTTGCAAAAGAAAGATGTAGATCGCTTACCAAAAGAAAAACGCAAAGAATTTGAAGAAATGTACCAAAGGGCTGCCCAAAACAAAAACAAGTTTGATGAGACCAATGCCCAGATCGCTAAAGAACTTGGTGGTAAAGCTGCGGTTGTGCCACTCAAGGGTTCAGAAAGAGCAGTTGATAAGATCACCAAGTCTTACAATAATGACCCATCCAAAATTAAAGATTTGCTCAGAACCACTATCGAGATTAATTCAGTAAAAGATGTGCCAAGTGCTATCGAGAAGATTAAAGCCCAATATGGTGAGCCAGCAAAATTAAGAAATCTTCTTGATCCTAATGTCGATTCATTAGCAGGGTCTGGATACCGAGACATCAATATGGTGGTTGAAGTCAATGGTTCTTATGCTGAGATTCAAGTAAATATGCCCCAGATGCTAGAAGCAAAAGAAAAAGGGCATAAGTACTATGAAGAAGTTCGTATTATTGTCGAGGATGCTGAAGTTCAAAAAAGACCATTAACTGCTGATGAGCAGGAAAAGGTTAATGCAGCCAACAATAAGATGAAAGAACTTTATGATGCTGCCTGGGAATCCATCACCAAAGCCTGAAAAGCCGATGAATTAATTGGTAGCATAAAAACACCCTTCATATTAAAGGGTTGAGGTTCTCCATTGATCCAAGCTGCAACCATTGGAATACCATCACCAGCATTGACTGATACTGGATATTCATCTTCTGCTGTTACATAGAAAATAGCCGATGGACTAATCTCATATTTGCCTATTTGCATATAGACTCCTTTCATTAAATTGTATCATACATCTATCCCTATAGGATAGAGCAAAAAGCCCACAAGGGGCTTATTTTAATAGCGATTCTTTAATAATCTTTTTGCTGCTGCCAGGCGAAGATCATCCGCTTCAGAATTAAGACCAGGCAAAATAGATAATGCTCGAATCATATTCTTTAATGCAACTTTGTCAGAATTGCCAGCAATTTTTAAATCTGCATACTTGGCTGGATTATTAACTTTTAAATCTTCATAGTAACTAGACATCACAATCCCCTTAAAATTTAGAAACTCGAAATTCATCACCACCCAAAATAATGTCAAATGAAACTGCTGCTGGTTCATCCCTAAAATAAAAATCAGCATTGACAAACAAGTTATAAACAACTCCTGGGAAACCGCCATCTGGCAGCTTGTTTGCATATCGGACACCAACTTTTTGGAAAATTCCATTAATTTTTTTGGCAACTAAAATATTCATACTGCACCCCCAACTTGGTTAAGTAAATTATTGATTTGATCCTGGACATCTGCATACTGCACTCGACCATCTACCATCTGGAGCAAATGCAATAGCAAATCTGCTTGCTCCTGGTTCAATTGAATATTCATTCTGCTGCTCCTTGGAATTGTTGGATAACTGCTCTCGCAACCGCAGCCCTGCGAACCTGACCTTTTGCAATCGCTAAAGCCAAAATTGCCTGGGCTTGCTGGAGACTAAACACTTCATAGCCATAAATAGGAAAACTCATTTCACACCCCCATGTATTGCATTTGGACAATAACTTCTGCAATCGCTTCTGCCTGGATCATCGCACCACCAGCAACCGCAATCGCATACATCTCCTGGGCTTGCTCAATACCGAAAACTGGGACACCGCAAACATAAAAAGCCATGATTAACTCCTTTATTGATGATTAACACTACATTATTAGTATCATACTTATTAAGTATAAATGCAAGTACTTTTTTAATTATTTTTAGATGTATGACAAAAATACAACACCAAAAATATTTGTTGCTTTTTTATCAAAACCTATTGACATTATCCTAAATAAGTATAAAGTAGAGGTGTAGTATCAATTAACCACGAAAGGAGCAGTTATGGATTTTCATATTTATGGTGCAAATTGTTATGAGTATTTTGTAAGCGAGGATATTCAAGAAGTCATCAAGTGGTTTGAAAAGCAAAAGGTGATGTACTCGCTTTACTATGTCCCAGTACCAGTAAGTGCGAACTATGAAATTAATTTCTATGTTCCCCAGGTTGATGGTGCTTTATTCCTTGGTTCTTTCAAAAGCAAGAAAAGGGTCTAGTGCAAGAATGCAACAGCCTTAATAAAGTTGTTGCATTTATCCTAAATAAGTATAAAATGAAAGTGTAGTAATTAATCATTGAAAGGGAGTCAAAATGAGTTATTCAGATAGATACCAGCAATATAGACAATGGTGCATTGAAAATGCCTTGCAACCAATAAATTTTATGTCTTTTTGTTTTTTAGTTCGTAGAGGTGTTTTAGAAAATCATCAAGAAGTATTGTTGGCTGCAAAATAAATTTTAAATCCACGAAAGGAAATAATTATGAAAGAAGTCGAAGTCTGGGGCGGTAAAAAAGTAATGGCATATCAAGATGCTGATCTAGTTGACAAAATGCCAATTCTTGCTGCTGCTGAACAAATCTGGTATCAAGAATGGATCAAGTCTGGTGTTGGTGATGTTGGTAGCTGCTGCGGTGGTAAAGGCATTCAGGTCTATTACATTGGCAAAGGCAAAAGAAATTACAGTCAAAAAATTGTAGTGCCTTGTAGTTTTGTCCAGGGAAATGTTGCTGCCCAGGTTTCAGTTAAGCCAGTTTTAGAATTCTTGGCAAAAAATGGAATCAATGGTTCTTATTACGATGGTTGGATGGATTAATTAAAAGCCCTTCGGGGCTTCACGAAAGGAATAAAAATGGCAATGCCCTATAAAGATTTGGTTGTGTTCGCTAGATATGTTTACAGCTTTTATGGCGATGGCGGTATTTATGACATGGGAGTTCCCTATGAAATCATTAAGCAAGCTATCCGCTTTTTGCAATCAAAGGATGGTCGCAAATATCGCTATGGTGTGCCTGTGTGTGGCGATTCTGTGGATCGGGAGCACATTCGCATGATCTTGGAAGAAGAATATGGATATTGTGAAAAAAAGCTACAAGCTGCTTGACATTATCCCTAATTAGTATATTATTAAGTTGTAGTGTTTATTAATCATCAAATAAGGAGTTAATCATGGGTTCAATTAGTAGTCATGCTGGTGCTGCCAAAATGGTTCGCCAGTTTATGAAAGCCAAAGGCATCGCTGGTCAAGTTCGCAGCAAAAGCTATAGCATGGGTAGCAGCATTCATGTGTATGTTCAGGATTTGCCCCCAGCGCAATATGCTGAGTTGAGCAGCTATGTCAGTCAGTTTGAGTATGGTCACTTCAATGGCATGGAAGATATTTATGAGATCAGCAATCGCAGGGATGACATTCCCCAAGTGAAATATGCCTTTGTTGACAATAAAATGAGTGATGCCTTGGGTGAAAAGATTTACCAGTTCATGAAAGGATATTACTCTGGCATGGAAGGTGCTCCAGATAGTTTCAAAGATGCCCATAGTTTTTACAACATGAGATTCAATGGGTATGCAAGTCACTTGGTTTACAAGTTATTTGCTGGTGGTTATATGCACAATGAATATTGGATTTCAGTTGGTGTCATTGCTCCAGAAGTAGAAGCTGCTTAATTGATGCCCCTTCGGGGGCTTTCCATGAAAGGGAATAGTATGATAGATAAATTTTTAACTTTAGAAAATGCCAAGGCTTATGCTGCAACTCATGACAAATTGCTATTTTGCGAATATTTGACAGACTTGCCATTCCAAAGCAAAGCATTAGAAAAGTTTGAATATGAAATGTTTGTGTTTGCCCTTAATTTAGGACTTGTATCAGAAGATGACTAAAACTAGAAAAAGGGGTGGTCTTGGTACTACCCCAAAACCAGAAGAAATTATTGCAGCC